ACCTACATAGTGACCCAAGTCTTCATCGTACCGATCCTTCCGTTTAAGGAAATCGGCACGCTGACGTGACATGAAAGGGACAGGATCAGATTCCTTGTCGGGCATGGTAAACTTCATATCATTCTCAGCCAATAAATTAGCCATCGAACAATGATTGAAGCGATCATACCCTACACGGACGGATCCTTTCGCGTCGTCTCCGTAAGTGGCAAGTGTTACCAAGTCACGAAAACGAGCAGGTCTTCCCAGACCAAGTTCTTTCCCTATACGGATCAAATCTTTTTCAGAATATTCATCAAAGAAACAAATACGATGGAGAACGGAGTTAACAATACTATTAATATAGACAGTAAGGTTTTGTCCGGATGGATTAGTACCCAAAAAGCGCAGCAAGGTGCCATTGTAGGCAACCAAGGGAGTGCACACTTCATGGGCGAGAACACGCATCCTCTTTAGTTCTTGATCAGAGTAGTTACCTGACCATTTAGCAATCTCGATCATAACAGAGAAAGCTGATAGAGTAAGTTGTGCAGGCATGCGAAGATCATACTTAGAATAATCACCAGCAATGATGCGATCCTCACCGAAGTGAGCCATGTGACGGGAAAGTTCATCCCATTGTGGCCCATGTGCATTTATACCCACAGCACATTCAGAAATAAGAGGGTTGAGTGACAAAAAGCGAGCAGGAGGAAGGAAGTACATCCTAAGTGCATATTGTAAAGCTAAGGGTGCGGCCTGATAGACACGCACTTTTTCTTTTGTCGTTTTAGTGGGTTCATCCTTGAGATTAGCTCCAAAGATAAGATTCAAACTTTCATCTGCATCGGCACAGGTTAGCACACGAGCAATTTCAGCTTGGATCTCCGGAGTGAAATCACGAGGACAAGAATGATCAGCAGTAGGTTCCAAATCTATCATATGTTTGGATTTAGGCCCGCCGATCGGATAGCCTATAGATGTCTTAGTGATCATAGCATCGATAAAGCGCTTACCATCTATACCAGAAATGGTTTCTTGGTGGTTAAGGGGGCGCAATTCTGGGCCATAATCAATAGCATCAAATTGTTCTTTAAGATCGACCAGATAGTCGTCTATGGCTTGATCCACTTGGGCAGTAGGAAAGCCAATGGAAGGTTTGGAACACACCTCTAAAGATGCATACCAAGGTTTCCATTTTTGTTTGTCCACGTAACCGTCTTTCAAGACAGGGTCAGTGAACCGGGGAGGACCATAATTATTAGGTACTCCAGTGACTTGTTCAACTGTTTTAGAGATAGGTGTATCAATAACTGCTGACGTCATGTGTGATCTGCCAATGACAGAGCCATAAGCTACAAGAGCAGGCTCGCCAGTAATGAAGTTTGTAGGACATTTGGCATGAACAGTGGGCTTCTCGACAATTTTCTTTCCCATGAGAGTATCAGGGATATCTGTTGCTTGAGGAGCAGCTAAAAAGGTCTTACTTAAAGCTAACAATTGGTTGATTGCAAGTTCAAGTTGCGGCGTAGTGATTGCAAAGCCACATCCTTTGGGAGTGCCTGTCACACCACCGATGTGGAAACCAAGAATCTTACGAGACTTGGAATCACTAACAATGGGGGACATACACATTCCAGCAGCCGTAGTTAGACTGGCTAGATCATAATATGAACCTGGAAAAGCATAAGGTCCGTTAGACACACCATGAGCGAAGCTCCAAAGAGTGCGAGCAGTATATTGCTCACCTTCATAGGAAACCCCGATCATGGATGCCATAATTGGATGGCGAACGTAGTTTGGTTCAAAATGCACAAGGATGTTTTTCGAGGGAAACGCATTGGGTACATAGAATACTGCCATATCTGTATTAGGGATAATGATAGCATACTCTGGACTCAATAACGTTTTGATAGTATAACAACGTCCTTTTAGCGTGATGGTTGTAGGTTTAGCAGGCAACAAGTGGGCAGGCATAGCAAAAATCTTAGTTTGCAAGCAAATAGCTCCACTGAATTGATCACCAACTTCTACAATGTACTGGTTGGCTTTTAAACCAGCAGCAGCCTGTTCAATACTAGACCAACTTCCATCATTTCCCATAGGAACGGGATCAGGAGCTGGTTTCCACACATCGGCTTCTAAATCTCTTTTACGAATATCGTCCATGCTTTTTGGGCGTAAACTACCTTGTAATGAGAGGTTGGAGCGAAGTGCTTTATAAGTTTGAGCAGCAGCGTACAAAATTGCGAGGGCGCCAAAGGCACCACAGGCATATTTCACATGTTTATCACGGACATCCTTAAATAATTGAGGAAGGACATCACGAGATTTAATGAGATGTTGCATGTAAGCTGTTTTCTTAGTCTCGACAATAGTGCTATAGGTCAACAAGTAATGTATAAAACCTAATATGAGAAAAAGTTGGGTTATCTTGAAACCGCAGATAGAAAATATTGGTATAGAAGTGAGGAAATAACTCCACGCCATTCGGCGAGTGTAAGTCTTCATATCTGTTCCTATAACATCTTCACCCATAGTGATAATGGTGGATTTGATAAAATCATTTTCCATCCATTGTTCGGGGATAAAAGCGGTCCAAGAGGAGTAGGGGGACTCTTCAAATGCCTTAAGGAATTTAATAAGAGTAGAGATCGCAAAGTCTTCACATTGAGTTTCGACTGAGCTGTGTCCTATCCGGAGGTCATGATGAAATTTAGAAGCACGTGTGGTAATTTGATGAGCTAATCTCTCACCGAAGTGAGGTTCATATACATCACATTTTTCCTCGAAAATTTCGGGGCAAAAACAAGCGCAAGTTTCATTGACTTGACTACAAATGTCACAAATGCAAATCTTATGATCTAATTTCTCACCGAAGTGAGGTTCATAGTCATCTTCTTCCTCTTCTTCATCTTCTTCTTCCTCGACAGTTTCGAGGACAGGACAAGTACAAGTTTCAGAGACACGATTGCAAGTAGAGCAAATGCTGACAATATCAGCTGGTTCTTTGAAGGACTCCACAATGCTTTGTTGTTGGGCATTATGGGATTTGGCTTTGGCAATAATAATATTGAGATATTCAGTAATAGAGATATCAGTTTTGAGAATCTCATAACTGCTGAATGCTTGTCCAGTAGGACCGTCACCAATGGGACGTTTGAGGGTGATAAGCCAGATATCATTGAGTTTGTCGAGGCTCCCAAAGTGATCTAAAACTTTGGCCGAATCTAAAAGATTATTGGTCATAAATTCAGGACGTACTTTAAGTTCGACATGGATATGGCAACGTCTGAGAACAGACATTGAATTGTATGATGAAATGCCAGCATGTAGTTCTTCTACATTTGTGGTGATAGTAAGACAGCCAGGTTCGATAGAAATCTTACCTTTATTGGCTATGTCTGCCATAACAGCATATTCGCGAATATTGTTCACGATTCTGATGATTGATTCTGAAGGCGCAACCTCCCAGAATTCCTTTTTATTGTTTCCAAGGTCATCAATTTTCACTCCAGTGATATAAGAGCGATAGTTAGACATGTATTTATCCGAAGCATTAAGAGTACAAATGTAATCGGAAGTGCAAGGTAAATCCATAGCTTTGAGAACAGTAACCATGGTGAGATCAGCAAAAGTAGATTTGCCGACACCAGAGTTGCCGTAGATTTTGACAGCAAGGGGGGCTTTGCGAAGGCCACCACTAATTCGTACAGAAGTAAATTCTGTCAAAATTTTAGAGAGAGATTCCCATTTTTGTTGAATGATTTTCTTCTCAGTGCCGTTAGGCATGGTTTTGTACATCATGTGAAATTCTTCAACGAGTTCTTTTAACTCTTTGTCAAATTCAGCTTCACTGATGGACAGGAAACGTTCAAGATTGCCGTTACGGGCATGTTCCCATTGCTCAACTTTAGAAATATACTTCTCTTCCAACTCCACTAGTTTGGGAGTAGAAAAGAGTAAGGGCGCGAGCGACCCGGTAACGAAGCATTGATAACCGCCTTCTGCAAAGAAAACGATTGTTTCAATCATAGCGTCGATTAAGTCGACAGCATTGCATTGCTTCTTTTGAGCTTCGATGGCGAAGATCTCAAAACCTCCCAAATGAAGGGAGGTATTCTCGATGACTCCTAATGTAACGAGGAGGGATACCACACGAGAAATTTTCGTAAAAGCTGGATTATTAACAAGTAATTTCCAGTCATGGAGGGCTGACGATAGTTGTGTCAGCCATTCAGGTTTGTCAGAAGAGGATTGTGGTTCATATCCGCTAAAGAGTTTTCCAACAAGTTGAGTTAGTTGAGAGGTGAGAGCCTCTTGACTAAAGGTTTTGGCGTAAATAGTTAATACGCAGAGAAAGCCAGCTGAATCATTGACGCTACAAAGAGCGCCATATAAAGCAACAATTCCCTCAATTTGAGAGATAGCTGAGTCAGTTAGTTGCTGACGTAAGGTGTCCTTCAGGGAAAATAATCCCGGAATAAGTAGGGCAGCTTGTGGTTGGTAGCTAGGATTGCCAGATAATAAAAACTGGACTTTGGACTCTAAGGTCTTGTTAAGGAAAGCCTGTTTCGCTTGGCGAGCGTTCTTTGATTCTGGTGTGTCCAAAGAAAGACTGTCGTATTGCGTTGACGTAAATGTCATTGACGGTGCGACTGAAGTGGACTTAAAGCTATTGTCCGAAGCTTTGCCAGTGGGGGTGAGACCACGGGACTTCATTTTTGGTTCGAGGACCAGGGGATGAGCACGTTCGAGTGCACATCCCAATGCTTCCGAAGAAAACATTGGTGAAGCGATAATTTGTCTATTTATCTATAGGCATATGACGGGGTTCGCTAAAACCATTGACCTGGTGCCACAATATTTGTCATTGTGGTCTTTTGCCGAAACATATCGGTTTGAACTAATTCGGTTATTACGCAACCTAATAGTAATATAATGCGTCATGTACTGATACCGTATTTTCAGTGGTTTAGTGTGAGGAGCATGAACTCCACACAAGGTCTGGATCTAGAGACCGGGTTGTATGATTTTAAATAGATCATAAACTATGGGGGGGCAAATTTTGATAATAATGTTTTTAAACATTTTTAGAAAGCACGTTAGTAGTGCAAAAACTTAAGGGTAGAACTTTTAATTCTACAAATAAATCTTCGTTAAGTTGTACACAGGGTTACCTGTGCACAAC